AAGACCGGCGGTTATACGGTACCATCCTCCATTCCCATGCGCGATTATGCCGAACTGCAAGCGAAACACGATAGCTTGCAGGACAAATACATTACCCTGTTGGAGCAAGAAGTCACTCAGCTTAAAATTCAGACCTCTATCCCCAAGCCTGTTCGCCGGGGTTGGAGCGAAGACGAAATGCAAGAGGCCCGGGAATTAAAGGCGCAAGATAAGAGCGCCGCACAGATTGGTCGGGAGATAGGCCGTTCAGCCAGCAGCGTTAGATCATTTTTTTATTACGAAGATTCGCGTAAAGGCGGCACTGTATGAACCCGGTCATCGACGCCCTGGACCGCCTCGATCACATTGCCACCTGTCAGGCAGCGGTCAGCGATTTGCTAATCCCCGAGACCGATCTGCATGTCGTCAACCGTGACCGCTTGGCCGGCTTGCTGGCGTTTTTGGATGCCGAGCGCCAGCTGGCCCGTGAACAACTAACCGTGGCGCTGGCCTCGGGTCAGGTTGTGGTCAGTCTTCGCCCGAAATAATCAACGTAGGGGCAATCCCTTGTGGTTGCCCTGAATTCGTGGTGTATCAGAGGCAACCACAAGGGATTGCCCCTACGGATTTGACGTTGATCTAAACTACTGTTTTAATATCAAATAAATCAAATTGAGACGCCCCCGGAATCGGTTCCGAGGGCGTTTTTTTTTGCCCCGCGTTTATCCTCTCCCCCATGTTAACCCGTCCCCGTCACTACGCCGCTGACATTATCGCCTTGCACACGGCCGATCAACGCCGTGCCGCTGTTGAGCAGGTGCCGCTGATGTGGCGTGAATGGGTCAGGGACTATGTAATCGATTATTTTCGTAAGCGCCGCTGCTTGAAAGCCTATCAAGCCCGGCAGCAACAACCACGGAGCTACAGATGCTGACTGCTAAACAATGCCAAGCCCTCTTGGGCGACCCGATTAAAGAAAAAGACATGGTGGTGTTCTATGTGCCGGAAGAGCTGCAAATCAGCTGCATTCCCAAGCGCATTTATTGCAACAAGTGCCTGAGGGAACCGTTAAGCAGGGCCTTGGCGGCACTGATCATGACCGGTTGCATCAAAGAGCTGAAGACCTGGGACGGCTGTTTCAATATCCGCACCAAGCGCGGAGCAACCACGCCAAGCCTGCATAGCTGGGGGCTGGCCATTGATGTCAACGCCGCCTGGAACCGGTTTGGCATGCCGCCCAACTTAAGCCCGCATTTCGTCAAATGCTTTACCGATAACGGCTTCGATTGGGGCGGTACGTGGTCTAAGCCGGACGGTATGCATTTTCAGTTAGCCGATATTAATTAAATTGGAGCCCGTAATGGAAGAAACGAAACATATCGCAAAGAGCAAAACCCTATGGTTCAACCTTGCCGTAGCCGCCTTTGCCGTGCTGGTCGATCATACCGACTTGCTGCGCAACTACCTGTCTGACGGCAGTTATCTGACCGTCATGATGTTGGTTTCCTCGGCCAATATCTATCTGCGTACAGTAACAACCACAGGGGTTCGATTGAAATGATGGCACTTATTTTAATCGTCCTGGTGGTCATCTTGATCCTGGTTGTTGTGGTCTTGTCGTACAAACACAAAGCCGAACAACAGGCTCATTACGCCGCCATACAAAAAACCATCAGTGAAGCCGCGCTTAGTCAAGTACAGCGGCGCACTGAACTGGATCAATCGCTAACTGCTTTAGAAACCCGTCAACGCCAGGAGACTATCGATGAAACTCACCCACAACATTTGGCTGCCCGCACTGATCTTGATAATGATTGGTCTGATGATTCAGGGCTGTACGGCAACACAGCCGCCGCCTCTGATGATAACAACAGCGCTGCCGCTGCCGGTTCGACCGGCACTCCCGGCGATTAACGCAGCCGAATTGCGCTGTTTGAGCGACGACGTTTACGCCCGGATCGCGGAGCGGGACCGGATGAGGCGGCACTATGCCGAGCAGTTGGAAACGATTATTAAATCAACTCACAGCCCTAGAGAAGCATCGGCGCCAGCAGGCAGTCATCAGGAATTACCCCCTTAAGGCGGCACATGGACGGCTTAATAAACTTTAACAAAAATAATACAGGTGCCTGATGGGAACAATCAGTTTTGATTTTAATTTTTGGACGTTGACGCTGCTGCTGATGAATTTCGCGCTGGCCTTGTTTGTCGCATTGAGTAACCGCCACAAAGCTGCTGCCGAAGAGTTGCAGTCGGTTAAGAAAAGCCTCCAGGTCGACATAAAAGGCGTGCAGGATGATGTTAAAAGCATCGACCATCAGGTCCATCAGCAAGGGCAACGTCTGTCGGCGATCGAGGCCGACGTCGAGAATGGTATTTCGAAAGAAGACCTGAGCGTTGTGCATCGACGCATGGACAAGGTGCTGGAGACAGTTGGGCCGCTGGAGGGCCGTCTGGATGAAATCTCAAAGAACATGAGCCGCATCGACCAACATTTAATCCAATTGTTACAGAAAAGGTAAAACAATGGCTACTTATGACCGCTCCCAAGTCCGTCTGCTGATTTTGCTGATATTGCAAACACAATCGCAGTATCAGGCACACCAGGAAACCTTACTGAAGGCTTTACGCGATAAGGGTTTTACCCTCAGCCGCGATAATCTGCATATCGAACTGGCCTGGCTGGAAAATACGGCGGATGCGATTGTCGACCGGATGTCAGGCAGTGTGCATATCGCCTTATTGACGCCCGCCGGGCTGGAAATTGCCCAAGGCGTGGTTGAAATCCCCGGCATCGATCGGCCCTTGCCCGGTCAGGCGCTCTGATGGCTCGCCGTTCCAAGATCAAGACTGAAGTCCCTGCCAAGATCCGCGAAGAGTTCGAAGCGCAGCTGGTTGACGGCGGTTTTAGCGATTACCAGGGGCTGACTGACTGGCTGAACTCTCGATTGAAAGAGGAAGGTCTGGACGTGACGGTGTCGGTGATGGCCGCAAACCGCTATGGCAAATCGTTCCAGGAAGAGTTTGAGCGCGATATGGCTGAGGCTAACCAGACCTATCACGTCGCTAAACTGGCAATGGCCAATCATGAGGACGCTGAGGGCGTGGTGCGCGATGCGACCATCAGAACCCTGCAAACCCGGTTGTTGCGCCTGACTTCTTCATTGCGGCAACTTGAAGAAGCCGGCGACGATCCGCACAAGCTTGCCGAAACGACCGCCAAGATAAGTCGCGCGGTTGCGGATTTGTCCAGGACGGATATTTTGTCACAAAAGTATAAGGCGGAGATCAGGAAAGCGGCGGCGTTGGAGGCGGCCAATACCATGGCGAAATCCGCTAAGGATGCCGGCGTGTCAGAGGAAACCATTAAGCGCATCCGTATGGATGTATTGGGCATGGCGGAATAATGTTTCTGAGCAAAGCCGAAGAGTCCAAAGGTAACGCCAAGGTCATACCAGCCAACCCGGCCGGGTTGTTTTTACCCGGACAGGAACGCTGGATTAAAGACCGCTCACGGCTAAAGATAATGGAAAAGGCCCGTCAGATCGGTATCTCCTGGTCTACGGCGTATGCGGCCGATGAGCGTACTGCGCAATCCGGACAGAAATGGGATCAGTGGGTTTCATCCCGAGATGATTTGCAAGCCAGGCTTTTTATTGAAGACTGCAAGATGTGGTCGCAAGTGCTCAATATCGCCGCGCAAGACCTTGGCGAACGGGTCATTGACGATAAAAACAAACTGACCGCTTACGTGCTGGAGTTCTCCAGCGGCAAACGTATCCATTCGATGAGCAGTAACCCGGACGCACAGGCCGGTAAGCGTGGCGGCCGCATCCTGGATGAGTTCGCCTTACATCCCGATCCGCGCAAGTTGTGGAGCATTGCTTATCCTGGTATTACCTGGGGCGGATCAATGGAGATCATTTCCACGCATCGCGGTAGCCATAATTTTTTCAATCAATTGATTCGGGAAGTGCGCGAACATGGCAACCCGAAGGGTATCAGCCTGCACCGGATCACGCTGCAAGACGCATTGGATCAGGGCTTTCTTTATAAACTGCAAAAAGCCTTACCCGGCGATCATGAAGTGCAGACCATGGATGAAGCCGCCTATTTTGACTTCATCAAGGCCGGCTGCGCGGATGAGGAAAGCTTTCAGCAGGAATACATGTGCGATCCGGCCGATGACGATACGGCGTTCCTGGAATACGATTTAATTGCGCGCTGCGAGTACGGTGCTGATGAGATTTGGGAAGTCGATCTGGAAGAGTCCAAGCGACGTGGGGCAAAGCTGTTTGCCGGGCTGGACATCGGGCGTAAGAAAGATTTAACCGTGTTGTGGGTGTTCGAATTGCTGGGCGATGTGCTGTATACGCGTAAGATTATTGAACTGAAGAACATGTCCAAGCCGGACCAGGAAAAAGTATTGTGGCCGGTCATGGCGCTGATGGAGCGCACTTGTATTGATAACACCGGCTTGGGTATCGGCTGGACTGATGACGCAAAAGCCAAGTTCGGAACCTATCGGGTTGAAGGCGTGACGTTCACCGGCCGGGTTAAGGAAGAGCTGGCGTATCCGGTACGCGGCGGCATGGAAGACAGAAAAATGCGTATACCTTACAAACCTGAAATCCGAGCAGATTTACGGGCAGTAACAAAAGTAACGACGCCTTCAGGCAATATCCGATTTACCGCCGAACGGTCGGAGAACGGTCACGCGGATAGATTCTGGGCAATGGCTTTAGGCGTTCATGCCAGTAGTTCCGGTGTGGTCGGGGCCAGTTACAAACCGATGAATTTAAAATGGCTATAAACCGTCACTTCGACAAGCTCAGGACAGGCAATGACTGATCAAATTATCAATCGAACCTCCGATCAATTTATGCTCGATGCCTATAGCGGCCAAGGCGGCTTTGCCTTGGGCCACTATTTGGTTCGGCATCCGCGTGAGTCTGATGATAAATACAATCGCCGTAAGTTGTTGGCGGTGTATCCGAACTTCACCCGCAAAATCGTTGATGTGTTTATGGGCTTTTTGTGGAAACAATCCCCAAGCCGCGAAACCGACGATCTGTATGCGCAATTTTCCGCGAACGCCGACGGTGCCGGCGGCAAACTGGATACGGTGTTATCCAGCTATCAGCGCTTGGCCATGATTTTGGGTACGGTGTACATCATCGTCGATAAGCCAACGGTGCAGGGTCAGACTAAAGCCGATCAGGCCATGCCGTATCTGGCCTTGCGCTTAAAAAGCCAACTGGTCAAAGAGGTGAAAAACGCCGCCGGAGTTTGGCAATCGGTAACGTTTAGCGAAGTGGATAACGGCGAGATGGTTTACCGCACCTTTACCACGGCAGGCTGGAAGCTCAGTAAAAACGAGGACGGTAGCGAAATCATTGATAAAGGCGAGTATAGCCTGGGCCGGGTGCCGGTGGTGCGCCTGCATATCGCCAAGCCGTTAAATCCGACCGATAGCAGTAGCCAGTCGTGGGTTTACGATCTGGCGCAACTGAATTGGGACCTGTTTAACCTGCGCTCGGAACTGCGCGAGTTATTGCGCTCGCAAACCTTTGCCCTTCTGGCGCTACCCGTAGTCGATGACAGTGAACGCGAAAAGCTGAAAGATCTGACCATCAGCACCGAGAACGCTTTGACCTACAACCCGGCAGGCGGCGGAAAACCTGCGTTTATCGCCCCGCCTGCCGACCCGGTCGAGCTGTATAGGAAACAGATCGCCGACACCGTTGAGAACATTTACCAGATTGCTAATTTGGAATTTGTCGGCGGTGTGCAGCAATCCGGGGTTGCATTGAGCTTCCACTTCCAGGAGGCCAACAGCAGTTTACGGGGCATGGCCGAGATGGGCGAAAGCGCTGAAAATGAAATCGCCGCGCTGGTTTACGCCTGGCAAGGCGACAAATTCAGCGGCAATATTGCCTATGCTAATGATTTTAATTTGTCCGATGTGGCGGGTGCTATTGCCGTTGCCCTGGATACAGTCACCCTGAGCCTGGGCAGTGAATTTGATAAAACCATCAAAAAGCGCTTGGTCAAGCAGATTTTAGGCAACGATACCTCGCCCGGCACGATGACGGCGATTGATAAGGAGATCGATGCGCAAGGGGATGTTTATGGCAACAGGCTTGCACAGCAGGCTGGCGCATGAATAATAATATTTTGATAGCGTGGTCGATATTTTTTGTCCAGTGGCTTTTGGCGCACGATACAGCTCTGCAATGGAATGCAATCGGCATGATGGTGCTGTGTGTCATTCTGGATAAACGTGGAAGGCTATGAGCAATATCACTTATTTATCAAAAAAACATAACAATGCCCTGCTGGACACGCCTTTGCATGCCCTTGAGCTGGTTAAAGAACGCATCGAAACCGGTCAGCAGGCACCGACTAAGCTGGTTGTCATTAGTCTGGATGACAGTTCCGGCCAGTATGATGTTAAGTGGCAGCAGGCCGGGATGACGATGTCGCAACTGCTGGCCTTGCTGGAGATTGCCAAAACAATAGCCGTTAATGAGATGGGCTATTGACCGAAAATGACTGAAGATCATGCAAGAGAGGCCGCGCGGCTGATTAGAGGGCTTGATGCTGCAATCGCATTGGGCAAAAGAATACCTACACTGTATAAGAAAGCCCAAGAAGCACAGTATAAGAAAGTCCGAAAAAGCCATGTTTCCGATTTAAGTTATTTGGCAAATATCGCCCTTGAGCTGCAAGCAGAGGTCGTTAATCATATTCGTTCCGACATCAGGCGGTTGGGTCAATGACCGACTACCCCGAACTCTACAAACGTCTTGCGCAAGAGATCCTCAAGCGCGACGGCCAGATAACCGCCGACACCGGCGCTTTCATCAAGCAGTTTTTAACTCAGTTGCAAGCGGAAGGCTGGCAACTGTCAGGCGCTGCCGAAACGGCCCTGAATAGCCACTTAAGCGGCATTAATAATGTCATTAAAGAATCGATTGTAGGGGCGATTTCAATCGCCACAGGGCGAATAAATTCGCCCCTACAGTCAGAAACAGTATTGAAACTGGCCGAACAAGCCTTTGTGCAAAGCTGGCCGGACGGATTGACTTTGTCCGATCGGCTTTGGCGCTGGCAGGCCGATACCCGTAACGGCGTGCAGCAACAGTTGCAGGCCGGTATCCGCCAAGGCAAAGCCACCAGCGCTGTGATGTACGATATGCAACGGGCCATCGAACGCGGCGGGGATCGGTTTAAGATCGTAACTCAGCATACAGACGACTGGGTCAAAGAGTTGCATGAGTCGGCGGTCGGCTTGATCCATGATCCGAACGCCCGGGCCGACTGGAACAAGGTAGTCGGCGAAGCGGAAGAGCGTATCTCGATGCTCAAGACGACCGGCTCGCGCTCTGCTGCCGAACGGGTTTTGGATCAAATCAAACAGGCCGTCAACAAAGGTTCTGAGGAACTGGTCGATAAAGCCGTGAAATGGTGGGTATACGACAAGCAGCTTTACAACCTGAAACGCATTGCTCGTACCGAAATGGCAACAGCCGCGCATCAGGCGGTGATTGCTTCGGTCGAGGGTGATGAGTCGATTATCGGCTTTCAGTGGCGTTTATCGTCCAGTCACCCAGTGACCGATATTTGCGATTATTACGCCAATATCGAGATGGGCCTGGGCAAAGGCGTGTTTACCAAAGAGGCGGTGCCGCATCACAAGGCCCATCCGCATTGTATGTGCCTGATCATCCCCAGGGTGACGCCGGTCAATCAGAAGGGCTCGAAGAACTACGCCGAGTTTATCAATAACACCTCGCCGGAACGGCGGGATCAGTTGTTGCCAAATTGGGTTAAAAACCTGAATACACTGGGCATGCCGCTGGATAAGCTCGTCAACGGCAACGGCTTATTGACCCGTGCGGCGCTAAAAGAACAGCTGGGCGACGACAAATTTAATGCGGCCAGCGCCCTGGCCCATGCCGCGACCAACAAGGACTATGGCGCCAAGAATTTGACCAGGCATAAAAGCAAAACGGCTCAATTTCTGGACAGCCTAGAGCCACTGCGAGATCAGCCGGAAGTCGATCGCTTTGTCCGTCAGGTGTTGGAGAACCCAAAACAGGTTGATAGCCGTATGCAGCATTACATCCAACGGCGTTATGTCGAGCGCTTATGGGACCAACCGCTACCCGCATTCGATAAACTTTTTGCCAAGACAGTCAGCGATCCGGGCGCTACTATTCACCGTAAAGATGGCAAGCGCTATCAAATCCGCTCGACGGCTACTGGCTGGATTGCTATTATTGAACCCAATGGCCAACGGGTCAGTCTATTTCCCGATAATGCCGACGATCTTGGAGAATCCTTGTGGACGCTACGCTCGCTGCTCGAATGAAAGAAATCAATAATGATCCGGTGGCTTTATATTATTTTTACGGCGTATCGTTATTTGCCGATTGCGGCGAAGGCTTGCGTCTGCGCGAAGTTAGGCAGCAGTTGGATGATATGGCGATTAATAATGCCGAAACACAATCTTTCGATGAAATTGTCATTGAAGCGGTCATTGCTAATGATTACGTCAGCGACGACGTAATGCGTGACGATGCCGAACAGCCGTTAAAAAACTGGTGGTGGCATTTGGGTAAAATCCGTACTAAAACCTATCCGGCAGAGCTGTTGTCTGCCCCATTACAAGCGATTTACGCCGATACTCAAAAATAACGCGCTACAGGCTTAAAAAACATCCTAATCGAATAACGGCTGCGCTTTTTTATTATCGTTAAATTTAAACGCAATTTAAACGCCTTCCTGCTGACGTTAACTAGGTATTATTACCTACCTATAGCGCTAAATTAATTTGAAATGCCAAATGAGCCCCGAGGAACTGATTCCGTCGGGGTTTTTTTTTGCGCGTTGATTATCCTGTACCGGACATTTATTTTTTCCATTGCGCAGGAATCCGAGCATGTATAAAGCCAGATATAAATTACACAACGCTGACCCTAGTCAAGTAAGTGCCGGCGGTGCATCCCAGAATAACCCAACCTCCATAGTCACTCCCGCCTCCGGAGCTCCGGAGGCGGGCACGGTCGATGTGCAAGCACAAATTAACCAGGCATTAACGAAACAGCAAGAGCAATTCAATACTCAGTTTAAAGAGGTCACGGGTCACTCCGACTTGAAGGCGTTTACCGAAGCGCAGTTACAACAACAAGGCAAGTTACAGGAGCTGGCGGACAGCCATAAAGCCGGAGAGCAAAAATATAAATCTAAGTTTGAGCAAGCAGCGATTAGTAACGCATTGTTGGCGTCGTCGTCAGAAGCGCTCAATCCAGCGATTATTAAAGACCTATTGGCCGGTAAGGCAGTGGTTGACGATAAAGACAACGTCACCATTGACGGCAAACCTGTTGCTGAGGCCGTTAAAGCGTTACTGGCGGAAAATCCGTTTCTGGCCAAAGCCCAAGGCGGCCCCGGCTCCGGTGCTCCGCAAAATGCGGGCAGCGGTAAACAGGTTGCCCGCGCCGAGTTTGAGCGCATGAATCCGACCGATCAATCGGCGTACATCAAAAACGGCGGCATCGTCGTTTAATCACCATCACCCTGATAGATAGGCAAATACAATGGTCAATAACCTAAACAATTTAATCCCCGATCTGTATGCGGCGATGGATGTCGTATCCCGCGAACTGGTCGGTTTTATACCGGCAGTGATGATCGACGGGCAAGCGGCACGAGCGGCGGTCGGTGAAACTGTGCGCTCTCCGGTCGCGCCGCCAGCTGTAGCGACCGACGTAACACCCGGTGTAACACCTCCTGACGATGGTGACCAAACTATCGGCAACCGTACGATGACAATCACTAAGGCGCGACGGGTTCCGGTGCGCTGGAACGGCGAGCAAACGTTAGGCATTAACAACGGTCCCGGTGTGCTAACGGTTAGGGCGCAGCAATTTGCACAGGCGATACGCACGCTGGTCAATGAAATTGAGACCGATTTGGCCTTGCTGTACAAAACTACATCAAGAGCCTATGGCACTGCCGGAACCTCGCCGTTCGGCACCGCAGGCGACTATTCAGATGCGGCCTTTGTGCGCAAAATCTTGGTGGATAACGGCGCGCCGACGTCTGATTTGCAGCTGGTGATCAATACTACGGCGGGAGCAACCTTTCGCGGTAAACAATCGCAAGCGCAAATGGCTGGCAGCGAGCAGATCCAGCGTCAGGGCGTGCTGTTGGATGTCCATGGTATGTCGATACGGGAATCAGCGCAGGTCAAAAATCACGTCAAAGGCACGGGTGCGAACTACCTGGTCAATAACGTCGCCAATTATGCGGCCGGAGCTACCGCTATCGCAGTTGATACCGGAACAGGTACTGTGCTGGCTGGCGATGTTGTCACCTTTACTGATGATAATAATAAATATGTGACGGGCACAGCCTTAGCGGCTGGATCAATGGCACTCAATGAGCCGGGTTTACGGGCGGCATTGGCCGATAACACAGCAATGACCGTCGGCAACGGCTACGCGGCTAACATGGCGTTTGACCGGTCAGCGATTGCATTGTCGACCCGTGCTCCAGCGCTGCCCACCGAGGGCGATATGGCTATCGACCGGTTTATGTTGACCGATCCGCGTAGCGGCCTGACTTTTGAAGTGTCGGTTTATCCTCAATATCGCCAAGTGCAGCATGAGATTAGCATTGCGTGGGGCGTGGCTAACTATAAGCCTGATCATACTGCAATTTTACTGGGTTAATCGCCATGGCCGTCAAGAAAGATAAACAAGCTGATTCGACAGCAACTGAACAACCCATCAATAGGGAGTCAAAGGTCGATGCGCCGGGGGCTCTCGCCTTGGCGGAAACGAATCAAAGTGCGGATGATGTCGAGGCAAAGGCCGATAACACCAAAGCCCTTGACCAGGATAAAACCCCACCGATGGGGGATTCTTCCCTCGAACAGGAAAAAGCGGCAGGCGATGAAAATACCCCCGCTGGGGATGCCGGTTCTGATAGTGAGAATGTAACAGCGTTGATAGCCATGCGCAGGGATCTGGATCTTGCTGATGATGGTCCGGCTACAGCGGACGTACATCCTGATGAGGTAAAGAACTGGTTAGTGCATGGTTGGGAAATTGATCCACTTGCTGATGGGTTTGAAATCCACGATCCCAACAGCTAATGAGCAGCATCACTTTCGATCTTGGTAATGCGCCGTCTGTGCTGGCTGCATTGCGCAATCCGGGCAATGCCCAATTGCTCGCTAATGCGATGGCTGAAAGCTACACCGATGACACGCTGGATTGGATTCAATCCGGCCGGAGCTTTACCGGTCGTACCGGTCAGTTGGCGCAATCTATCGGCTGGCGTCCTGCCGGGAACGGTAGCGCCGAGGTTTATGCCAATGCCGAGTATGCAGGATTTATTGAGAACGGTACGAGGCCACATGTAATCCGCCCTCGGAGTGGCCGGGCTTTACGATTTCCGATTGGCGGCGGTGCCGGGTTTGGTTTTGCCAGGGTGATAAATCATCCCGGCAGTCGTCCTCACCCGTTTTTTTTTGCCGATAGCGCTGCGCGTAGCGAACACATGCAAGCGGCAGGACTATCGGTGTTAGCGAGGATTATTGCCAGTGGCTAGCATATACGCGCAAATTGCCGACTGTGTTGATCCGTCAGTAACAGTCACTCAAGCCAATGTCGAAGAAGCTGATGTGTATGTGGACGGCGAACTGTGGGCGCATGGTATTAATCCTGCCGATGTGATGCTGCCTAATGCCAGGCTAAAAACGCTGGCAGTAACCTGGGCAATCCGGTTGGCGGCAATTCAAGGCGCTATCGGCGAAAACTCGCCGTTAATTGATAAGGCTAAAGAGTATCAAAAAACCGCTGATTTGTTGGCCAAGCAGATTACCCGCGAGTCGCTAGGCCTGTCGGTTGCCACAAGTTCAGGATACGGCAGCATAACCCTGGGGCGCGGCTGATGAGTATTAACGGATTGCTGGCGGCACGTGCCAAGTTAATGGCCGATCCCGCATTGACGGCATTTTTTACCGGACGATACGACAAACCCGCTAAGCATATTATTGGTTATCGCCAGCCTGCCAACGCCAACGATTTTCCGGTGATGTGCTATGTGCCTATTACTGCACGCCGTCCTGATAGTGTCGGCGGCATGAGCAAGGAGCGCGTCAGCATTATCATTGGCCTGAATGAGAAAGGCGTTACTGATGATGTGTTTGACGGCGTGATACAAACCGAGATTGCGGCGAACTTGGCGTTTGAGTGTTTGGAAATGGGCGAACTTGGCAATGGCGCGGCCTATTTGGCTGACGGCCGGACTGTAACCGATATGGGCAGTCGACATCCATTTTATGAGATCGAGCTGAGCATGTTGCTGGGCGCCAGATAATGTTTATCAACGAGGTGAGGATATGAAAGAAAAAGACTCTACAGGTGCGCATGACGGCTATGCAGGTCCAGGCACCTATATTTTACAAGGCGGCAAGCGTATTCGTGTTGATCCGGTGATGTTGAATCCAGAGCCGGAATCAGCCCCCGTAAAGGCTCCGGAAGAACCCAAACCCGTATCGCCATCGGCAAAAAAGTCGTAGTCGACGCCAACCTTACTGAGTAATAGCCATGTCAGACAATTTAAGTTTACGAAAACAGATTATTTTTTGCGGCCTGGAAACAGGCGGTTACGGCGTCGATGCGACGCCTACCAATACCGGTAGCATCCTGTGCGGCAATATCAGCATTTCGCCACTCGAAGGCGATTCGGTTCAGCGCAATAACATCCGTCCTTTTATGGGCAACCAAGGCAGCATCCGTACCAGTAATTACGTTAAGATGAGCTTTGAATGCGAGTGGGCCGGTTCCGGGACTGCCGGAACGGCGCCTAAAATGGCAACGCTGCTGAAAATGTGCAACATCACCGAACAGTTGCTGGCAGCGGCAGTGACCGGTACGGCGCAAGCGGGCGGATCAACGACCACTATCAAGTTGGCTGCCGACGCGTCGGCTATCGATGGCTATTATGTCGGTATGCCATTGCGAATCACTGCGGGCGCTGGTGACGGTTATGTCGGCAGGATTACCGCGTATAACGGCACAACCAAGATTGCTACGGGAACCGGCACATTTGCGGCGGCTCCGGATGTAACCAGTAGTTATTCGATCGATGCCAATGTGATTTATTTGCCGAATTCCAACTCGGCGCTGGCGGCCAGCACCTCAGGCTCGCTGTATTTTTATCTGGACGGTACGCGACACATTTTGCTGGGTGCGCGTGGCACATTTAAACCGTCGTTAAAATCGAGTGCAATCCCGGTCATCCAATTCGAGCTCACTGGCTTGTTGGGTGAGATTGCCGACGTCGCCTTGCCGACTGCCGATTTTAGCGGTTGGCAAGATCCGATTCCGGTAGGTACGACGATTACCAGCGATTTGTCGCTGTTCTCATTGCGCAATCCGGTGTTTACGGAGTGTTCAATCGATCACGGCAATGACGTGAAATATAAAAACCCGATCAATGAGGAGGCGGTGCATATTGTCGATCGGAGTTCGACGCTAAGCTTTACCACGCGAACGCAAAAAATCTCGACGATGGATTGGTATACGCAAATCCGCAATAACGGTACTGGGATTTTTTCTATCCGGCACGGCAGCACTGCCGGTAATACGGTCGGCATATTTTGTCCCAAGGTACAGCCGAAAACGATCACGTTTAGCGACGACGATAAGGTCGCCAATCATCAGATTGCGTTTGAGGTTTGCCCGACGACCTCGGGCAATAACGAAATTATGTATATTTTCGAGTAGCTTTTACTCAATTTAACTGGAAGGAACATACCGCATGTCAGAATTAGTCTTAAAAATCGCCAAGCCGCAAACTGTCACTGTAGCTATCACTTGCGAGCAGTTCGGCGATGGCGACAAGGTCATTAATTCGCTGAAGCTGAAGGTCACGCTTGAAAAAACCAGCAAAACTGATTGGAAGCGCGAGGCTGAAGAGGTCGATGCCTCACTGGAAGATACCGGGGCAAACCTCATGTTGCGCCGCAAGGTTAAAAACATTGAAGGGCTGCCCCTGGAGCGCGATGGTCAGCCTGCAAAATTCGACGATGCCGCAATGGATTTAGTGCTGGAACACCCGTGGATCGCCGACGAAATTTGGCTGGCATTACAGTCGATCAACTCCGGTAGAAAGTCCGACACGTTCCGCAGGCAGTTGTTAAAAAACTAACCGATGCCGGATACCATTGGGCTAAATTCAGTGGTGAACCGGCAGAAAAAACCTTGGAGAAAAATGCCGAAGGGCTGGGTGTTGAGGTCATCATGCCCGAGGCGAAAAAACAAGATGATGAGCCGTTTGAATATTGGGAAGAGGCGGATGAAGCGATTTGCTGCTTCATCCGGTATTTATCGGATCAATGGGTTTATAGTTTTGGCGGCATTGCGGCATTAGATGGTAGCCAAGCGCTGGCGGTGATCGAAAGGCTGCACAGAAAACCCGCTAGACAATTGCGTCTACTGGAAGAAGTTAAAGCATTCGCGACCGGCGTACTGAAGCATTTTCATGAGCAACAAAAGAAGAGCTGATTTTTAAATCCTGGGCAGCATGTTATGAGCAATGACTTAACGTTAAGATTACGGATAGCGACTAGCACTGACGGCACCGCTCAGGCATTAGGTCAAACCAGTGAAGGTATAAAGCGCGTTTCAACCGAGGCGCAAAATGCCAGTCATAATATGTCGGATATGGCGCGCACCTTATCGGCTGCTGGCGAAAGAGGCTCTGCTTCAGCGCAACGCATCACGGCCGGTATGTCGTCAGTATCCACATCCGCGCAAACAGCATCCCGTTCAATTTATGAGACCAGCGGCAGTATTACCGCAGGTATGGCCAGCGCCGCTTCATCGACTCAAATCGCCTCCGCTTCAATCGCCAATTCGCTCCGTCAGGCCAGTAGCGTTGGTCGGGCGTCTATGCAATCGATGACCGAGTCGATGGTTGTTGATCTGCATACAATCAGTGCGACATTGGCCGCGCTCGATGCGCGATTAGCGGCGACTGAAGCGCAAACGGTCGGAACTATGGCCGCCTCAACTTCGTCGACTACTTCGGCTGCAGCCGGTTTTACTAACTTAAAAGGAATTGTGGCAACTTTGGGCCTTGGCATGTTGGCAAAAGATGTGCTCGATACCAACCGTAATTTCGAATCTTTGCGCATGCAACTGAACGGCGTCATGGGGTCGGCGACCGCTGGCGCGATGGCGTTTGACGAGTCAATGAAATGGGCTGTTAAAACGCCGTTTGAACTTAAGGATATTACTCAAGCCTTCGTGACGTTGAAAAACTTCGGCATCGATCCGACTAATTCGACAATGGAATCCATTACCAATCAAGCTGCACGATTAGGTAAAGGCGCTCAGGGATTAACCACATTGACCATGCAATTAGGCCAAGCCTGGACTAAAGGCGCGCTGCAAATGCAGGACATGCATATC